CTAATTGCTCGATGCGATTTCCGAGATATGCTACCTGACCATCGTGTAGGATAACACGCTCTCTTGTGTATTTCTCTACTTGAGGCTTCACAACAACCTGTAACTCATGTAAAGTCTTGACATCATAGCTCTCTAAGACTGTATTATATTTCTTAGTACCAACGATTCTAAGTTTGTATCTATCAGCAAACAAAGTCCCGTTCTTAGCATAGATATTAACTCTACGTGTGCCAATACCAAATATATCATGTATGTCTTTCGACGTACCCTTAAATATAACTTTTTCTTTTACTGGTTTAGTATCTACTACCTCATAGACAAGAACTGTATTAAATTCCTTAGGTCCTTTAGTTAAGCCAGTAAGGAATTTGTAATCCACGGCATCATAATCAAATCCAATAGGAATTTCTACTACTTTATAGCGCTTTTTATACATACTTTTCTGACCTGCTGTGTAGATTCGTAACGCATCTCTCTTAATACCTAAATGGTGGCAGATTTTTTCAGTACCCCCTTTCTTCACAATTTTACCTGTCTTAGTGTCAAAGATAATGTAGAATTTATCTAGTTTTGTCTTTTCTAGATTTGATTTTAATAATTCCTTTACGTCTGTATTTTTGTTTTCCATATTATTTCCTCCTAAATATGTCTTTATGTGAGTTTTATTTATCGCTCGCTTTCTTAGTATAATACTTAGCATAATATTTATTATTATAATACATATTCCTAGTATAAGTAATATCTTCGATATATCTTTTCTTACAACGGTTAATTTTATGCTGCATCATATGGTCCCATCCAGGTTCATCATATTTTAATAGTGTGCATATTTGTTTAATCATGATTGACACGTCGACCATTTCCTCTAGTAAATTATCCATTGCTTTATCGCTATTAGGATATCTTAGAATCTTATTACTAGCTTGGATGAGTTCTCCACACTCTTCCATTAATAGTCTTAGCCTATCGTTAGCACCGTAATAATTAACCATTTCCTCCATCCGTTTTTGTTCTGGCGTTTCATCCGGGTTATTCATGCAATCTTTTAATGGTTCCTCTTCATCGCACAATTTCATGAAATCATCTTTTGATTTTTCTTTAATTTCGTCTTGAACATCTTTATTAGCCAATTCATGCGTAAGCACGGGTCTATCCATAATATCCTCAACATATTTATGGAATATTTCAAATTTATCACCAGTTAGCATACACGTTCCTGTATACGCCATAATAATTGCTTTTTCTCTATCTGTCATCGTTCATTACCTCTTTCCTTTATAGCCATTCTTCTATACAAACTTTTAAGTCATGCCATAAGCATCTTAAATCGTTCTTATTTACATTTCTAAGATTGCCGTAATCATCCTTATAATATACGCTATATGAAAAGTCCATAATCCCTCTAAGCATGACTACTACTTTATATACATCATATCTATCAAGTGCATCTCTTATAAGGTATGATACATTATCGGAACTCACAAAGTGACCTGATAAGCCGCGAGCACCTATTTCCTCAGCAATTTTACACAGATAGTAATAAATATAATCAGTTGTATGCTCCTTAAAATTCAGGTTATCTAATTTTTCCAAAAGTTGTTCTTTACTCACGTTTCTCTCCTCCTAATCAATACTATTTAATACATTTTTATAGAAAGGTCTCATAAGACCCTGTCTAAAAATAGCAATATCCTTAAGCAATTCCTTAGACAAATAAATTAACTCTCCACGTTCTGGATACAATTCCTTGTTTTTAATGCTAGATAATCCTAAGACAACGTCAATCATTACTCTGTATAAATCGTTTAATTTCACAATAGTATCCGCATCAATATCCTCTGGATAAATTGTGATACGCATATAATCTTCTAAGCAATCTTTGTATTCCTCTCTAAAGTCTGAATAGCTCTTTTCTCTCATGTTTAAATTTGTTTCGTACATATTAATATTTCCTCCTCTAATTAAATCCATCCGTTAATACCCATAAGGTATAATGTGATAATCATCAGCAATATAGCACAAAGTAAACAAGCTCCACCAATTGACGTGAATGGAGCCGCTAGAAAACTAACAGCGCACAATGCCCCGCTGAATACTAAAAAGATTAAAAATAATAATGCCATATTTGTTATCCTCCTTTTATATGACTCGAAAAAGAAAAAAGAAAAATAAGTGCAACCCTTAAAAGATTGCACTTAAGCCTTGTCCTAATAAGAAGAACATTAAGACTAATAATACGATTGCTATGATTACAGCCCACTTAACGACTGCTTTCATTACACTCCAAATTTCTGTCATAATATATCTCATACTAGTTTCCTCCTTTTTCTATTATACGACTTGTAAAAAATGTAGAAAAAAAGAAGAGGAATTAACCTCTCCTGTTAATCAGATAAATACCTAACCCTACAGAGAGCATAACAGCTCCTGTAATCGCAAGATGTTTTTTATTTAATTTCTTCATGATATATTCCTCCTTTTCTATTATACACGTTGTGAAAAATGTAAAAAAGAAAAAGCAATGGGTTTTACCCCACTACTTCTTTTGTTTCGGAATCTTCTCTAATATATTATATTCCTCGGTTAGCGCGTCTATAAGGTCCATAAACCACATAGCGACGATACAAACGCCGTATGCAGCAATACCTATGCTCGCTAACATAACTACTAAACCAATCATACTAGATTTCCTCCTTTTTCTAATATAGCCATTGTAAAAAGTGGACAAAAAGAAAAACCACAGATTTTTATTTCTGTGGTCTTTTAACTAAGGTATCTGTTATTTTTTTTAACCCTCTATCAGTGAATAGGTGTGCGATACATAATCCCATAAGGCACCCGCATACCTGTCCAATAAAACGTTTTTTATTTTTCATATAACTCTCCTCCTTTTCTATTATACACGTTGCAAAAAATGAAAAATAAGAGGAAGATTTTTAGTCTTCCTTTTTTGTTGAAGTAATTTCGTACACATTATTAATTGCGAATGAGCCGCACACCATCGCGCAACCAGTAGCAACTGCTCCGGCTACTAATAATGCAAAACCTTTCACAACTTCTTTAACTGTTTTATTCATACTAAATCCTCCTTTTCTATTATATGCATTGTAAAAAAAAAATAAGAAGGAAGATTTTACTCTTCCTGCATATTAGTTATTTCGCTATTCATATCTTCAGCAATTACGCCTAATGACGCAATTCCTAATACGATAACTCCTAATCCTACTAATACATATAATAACATAAACAATTCCTCCTTATTATTTCTTTTCTAATATAGCCCTTGTAAAAAATGTAGAAAAAAAATAAGAGGAAGATTTTTAGTCTTCCAAATACTTCACATGGTTAACATATACCTCTTTGCAGTCTTTCACACCTGCTTTATGTCCTAATAAATAAGATATTAAGCAAGCAATAACACTTACTGCTAAAAGTCCCATAACCAATGCTACTGTGTATAAATTAAATTCCATAATATTTCCTCCTATATTTTCTATAATATACATTGTAAAAAATGTAGAAAAAAATATAGGAGCTGTCTCAAGCTTTATTTGTCGAAACAGCTCACTGTGTACGCACCAAAAATGGCTGATGCTACCAAGAACACATATCTTAATTGTAACAAGATATTTAATTTTTCTGTCATACTCATACTATTTTTCCTCCTTTTAAGTATGTATTTCTATAATACACGCTGTAAAAAGTGAAAAAAAAAATAGAAAGTGTAGACGAGTTCGAGTCGTCTTCTCCGGAAGTATCCCGGTGTTTTAAACACATAAACTATACTCTTTCTATTATAGCACTTGTGAAAAATGTAAAAAAAAATAGAAAGTGTGTAAGAGGGATTCGAACCCTCAATCTCCAGACTTTACTCTGGCGCTTTAACCAATTAAGCTATTCCATACTTTCTATTATAGTACTTGTAAAAAATGTAGACTATTTCACAATCTTGTTATAAGTCTTCTTTGAGCAATTTCCAGTTACTGGTACAATACCATGCTTCTTCTGGAACTCCTTAACTTTCGCAACTGACTTCTTGTAATAGTCACCGTCTACATCATCACCCTTAAATCCAACCTTCTTCTGTACGAATTTAGTAAGATGAGGTTTAGATTTACGAGTTTCAATAGTTAACTTAGCGTTAATAAATGAATCTTTAGTATTTTGACCTTTAATTCCGTCTACCTTAAGGTTACCCTTTTTCTTACCTAAGTCTTTGTTGTAGGCAATCTGATACTCTTCAACTGTTTTAGAGTATTTAACCGCTACCGTAGTCTTAGCCTTAGCAGGTTTAGATGTTGTGGTCTTAGATACCGCAGCAGCCTTAGGTTTTGGTGGTTTGACAATTGGTGCTTTCGCAATAAACTTTCTACTACCGCCTGATGTAACCATAACAGTATGACCCTTAGTCTTAGTACACAATACATCACCGTCTAGCAACCCCGAACCAGTAGTCAAGTTAACTTTATTAGTAACGTCTGTGAAGTGACCTGATTTAAGTAATACATTCTTAAGAGAAGATGTGTTGAAATCTGGTAACTCGATACCTGCCACATAAACACAAGCACGAATCAATGCCGAACAGTCAGTCTCAACATTTTTCTTAAGACCTTTAATTGACTTACCATTTTTCTTCAATTCCTCAATTAATGTGTCACGCTGAGCCTGGTCGTAACCAATATGTGGTGAAGCACAAGCGTCTTTCATTGCCTGACACATTTTGTTAGCCACAACATCTTCTTTAGGTCTGAGTACAACCCATCCCTTAGAATGTCTGTAGTAGTTCTGAGTGGAAAGTTCTCTACCAGTCTGGTCTCCTGCCTTACCACCAGAAATCTTACCACGTTCATCGATTCTGGCACTTCCTATAATAATTTTCGTCATATTTATCTTTCTCCTCTCTAATTAAATTCGCCTTTATCATAAAGTTCCATATATCTCTCAAGGATAATTTTAGTATTTATGGATGTCTTATTGTTGATGTAATCTGGGTGAGATTTACAATAGCGGTCATAAGCCGTGATGTCATCCAGAACCAAATCATAAGCCTCTTTATTTATTCTATATGTATCCTGACTTACTTCATTACCGAAAGAGACTATCCTACGTTTGATAGCCTCTATTTCGATAAGTTCTAATCTCTTATTAAGAAACTCAATTTCCTTATTAGTATTGGCAAGCGTTACTTCGATTTTTGCTATATTCTCGTATAGTGATTTATGGATAATACCTGATATAGACTTGAGCAAACTTGTCCAAGGGTTAATCTTGATTGGTGAGATTTCAAATATACTACCAACAATAATCCATAAGACTACTCCTGTCCTCAATAAACCATTTAAATCAAAACCCATACGTATAAATTCATCGAAAAAGTCTTTTAACGTCATGAGTCGCTTCTCCTATGCTTCGCCGTTAGATTCTGCTTCACCATTAGTTTCTAAGAAGTGTTTTACAGTCTCGTATGCTCCTACAGATGCCCAACCTGAGCACCCACCTACTAAGATATACTCGATAGAGATTTCACCTTTAGATACTAAGTATGCAACGATACCAATAATACATGTTAAGGGTGGGATATACTTGTTTGGAATCTTTTCGAAATAAGGTGAATTCTTAATTAAGAATCCGACAAGTACACAAAAAAGCATGATTGTTGGTGATAAATACTGTTCTAAGTTCATTTTGATTTCCTCCTATTATTCCTCTTCTGGGAATTCTTCTCCTGTAATTTCTTTAAATTCTTCTTTAGTAATCCATTTCTTGATTACTGCATTGCGTACTCTGATAATGTTCCACAAACCTTCGTCATAAAACTCTTTTACTAATTTAAATTTCTTGCTCATTTTCTTCACCTTCACTTTCAATATCCAATTCAACATTAGCCATCATTGCGATGTACTCAATGTTTGCACGGTTAATTTCAGCCTGAGAGATTGCATTCTCCTGCTCTTTTCTGTCTTTTGGAGACTGTTTACTTTTAATTAGCTTCATTTTGATTCCTCTACTTTCTTTAAGTATTCTTGTGTTCTATTAATAAGTTTATAAGAGTTACCTTTCGATGCATTATTTGCCCATGCTTCAAAACAATCATTAATCTTCTCTTGTGTAATTTCACCATTTTTCAACAACTTCACTTGACGATATATTTTCTTTCTCTCATGTTTAACATTTTCACTATTGAGAGTCATGATTATTTTTCCGGTATTTGTAACATTATAATAAAAACCTAAAAACAAGAAACCATCCTTTAACGGTGTTATGTGTGTTTTCTTAGGATTAGCAGAAAACCCAATATCGTTTAACTTTGATTCAATTCTGTCTAAACAGTATTCAAGATACTCTTTTGATTCATGTAATATGAAGAAATCATCCATATATCGAATATAATCTTTAATTCCTAATTCTTCCTTTATAAAATGGTCAATAGGGTCTAGCAAAGAAATACCTGCTATCTGCACCATCTGTGAGCCTGGATTATATCCTACATCACCTTCATATTGGCTGTTAAGAACATCACATACCATTTCATAGTCAACGTCATTCAAGCATTTTCTAAAAATCTTCTCTACTTCTTCGTGACGCATACTTGGATAATATCCTGATACATCGATTTGAAGCACATAGCCATCAAGACCGTTGTTTATAAAATGTCTTCTTAAATACTTTTTCACTAAGTTTCTTGCAAAATCTATACCTTTACCTTTTTGACAAGCGCAATTGGCATAGATAAACGATTTAGTGGCACTTGGATATAGCACTAAGTCATTGATTGAGCGTTGGTAAACCCTATCCTCAAATGGGACTGATAATCCGTCTCTAGGTTTTGGATATGTAATTCGTATCTCTTTTGGTTTACCGTTCTTCCATTTACCTTCCTTGAATTTACGTTCCATCTTATAAATTCTTTCAGGAGCATTAAGGTTAAATGACATAACGCTCGGTTTCCATCCTACACCTTTTTTGCATTTAATAAATGATTCCCAAAGTGAATCATATGACGTTATATGTTTATTATATTTAATAATAAACCCCTCCTGTTCTAGTTACATAACTACAAGTAGTCACGCAACATCATTTCGGTATTGTTTATGGACTTTCACCAACGGGTTTCGGTTCCTTGCGTAAGATTAGCTATTCCACAAACACTATGTGTATGCTATTGGTTTGCTATCATCGCAATCGGGAGTGCAACGATTCGCATTAGAGGCGTTGTTGTTGTTGACATTACCTGTCGTATTCGCATTCCATACGTTGTTCGCATTGTTGATATTCGCTGAGCGAAGACGCACTAAAAATTCAACCTACACCCAATTTAGAAATTCTTATAGCGTTGTTTGTCGGCTTTGTACCATTTACCTAGCAACGTTCTCGTTTCCAATGTCATACCTACCCAATAATTTACTTTTCTACCCCTCAAATGAAATAACCTTTGAGCAATATTTATGTATGAAAGTAAGTTATTACAGTATATAATCGCCTTATGTTCCAACCCAAGTCTAGTTCTTTTTGATTCTTCATCAGTTACACGAATATTGTTAGCCGTGTTTGCCGACATAAATATATCAGTCGCACAGTCTATAGTTTTATCTATAAACTTCTGATACTTTTCATCAAATACTTTTGGATTAGAGCATATCTTTATTGTATGAACATTCAAATTAAGAGCATTGTTCAGAGCGATAAGCCCTCTGTTCTGAGGTGTATCCGGTACGTTTCTTTGACCAACATTTACTGCCATGAAATCTCCCCCCCCTTTTTTTTTATTTACTTATTACATTATATAGGCTCTCCACCGATACGTGGTTCGGCG